ATCAGGGAATGTGAATTTAGTTGGTATACTTGCTGTAACAGAATCTGCTTGGATTAATTCAATTTCATTACCATTTGCATCAGTTCCTTTTGGTTTTAAATTTTTACTTCTTCCTATGACTACCCTAGAAGGTCTAGCATCACCTGTTGTAGTTCTTATTTCACAACGAATAGGTGTATTTGCAACAGTATCCACTGTGGCAAAATAAACTTCGACTGCAGTTACAAAAGCACCATTTTTATCTTTATTTGCATCTTTGGCACTTGGTGCTTCCACATTACCACCAACGGTAAATGTTTGTGCTAATGGATCATCATCTTCTGCTATAACTCTAGTATCAATAATGTTTGTAGTTTCAGTTATTGTTGTAGTTAACGTAATTGTATCTTGGAATTGTTCTACAGTTCCAGTAGCAGTATAATTACCTTCTGCAAATATAACTCCAAATTTCTGTGTTGGTTCCACATTTTCATTTGAAGGACTTGTTGTTATCTTAACTGTTTTAGATCCTGTAGAGACTCTTACTGGTGGAGATGGTTGTGTATAAGGGTCACGAATAAATATTGAACCGATAATTTCTCCATATGCGTCTGTTATTAATCTTGTATCTTTTACATATGCAGTCGCTCCACTCTCCTGTCCAATCAATTGACTATTTTTGGATACATAACCATAATATTGACCCTGTGACTCTTCAGACAATGCTTTAGTGTCTACGTTTAAAACAGTTGATGACTGACTATAATTTTTGGAAATTTTATTTACACCTAAAGAATAGGGATCACTAAAATATGCCTCTGAAGGGTTGTTAAATGATCCATCTTTGTGGTCAGGTTGACACACTCTAAAGACCGCAATTACGTTTCCTTGATCATTTAGTGCTCTTACGGTTTCACCTATCTTGAATGTTCCATTTGATCCATACTCTGTGCCATTTAAAACTGGTGTAATTTCAAGTAATTTTGGAACTACATCAAATATTCTTTGCCCATCCATGAATAAGTATGTTTGAACATAGTCCACAAATCCTTCTGCAACAAATTGTATGTTGGAGGATCTTATAAAATCATCTGCATCATTTGCTACTAAATTATTTTGAACTTCTCTTGTGGTATTTGATGTTCTTTCAACACTGGCTTCCCGAAAAGTTTCCCTACCATCTAGAAATCTTCTCCTAGCAAAATTTTGGAGTACTTGAGTTCCTCCCCAACCACGAAATTGTCTTGCTTCTCCTATGTCTGTGATTGTCCTATTTTGAAAAGTTCCTTGCCTTCGAACAATTCCTGTCTGTCTTATAATTCTGTCTGGAAGTTGAACTGATCTTGTCCAAATATCTCTCTGTGGTTCCAACTCAACATCACCAGTAAACACTGGAAGTTCATATGGGTTAACATTACAAGTTTCTGTTGCATAAACTTGTGTAATCCATTCAACCTCTTCATAGTTTAATGTGACAAGACTTCCTGTCTTTTTAACATTTGAATCAAATAATTCAAAATCAGTATTATAATCTAAGGTATCAAGGTTAATACTTGTTGCAGGTGTTAATTCAGATGATAATGTTTCTCTATTTCTAAAAGGTGTTAGCAATCCTCGATCTGGATTTACTTGAACAGATGATAAATTTCTATTGATAAAATTATAGTTTTTAAATGGATCTACAAAGAATCCAGTTTTAAATCTGTTTCTACCCTCTTCATCCTGTATTTGGAAAGTTTCAGCATTTACTTCTAAAAGAGATAATGTAGTTGTTTCCTCTAAATTAGAAACTCTTGATTCAATATCACCAATATCTCTCATTGTAAATCTTCTATTATCTACTATAGATATTTGTGCATCTTGAGGATTATAAAGATATGGTGGCAATGTAATTGTTGCCAAATCCATTGCATTATTGATGCTTGCTGGTGTCTTTGGACTGAGTGTTGATATACCCTTTTGATATACAAAGTCACCAAATTTGTTAAGGTAAACTTTATCTATTCTTGGTAGATAATACTCATAATTAGATACTGAATTTTCATTTGGAGTTAGATATCTAGATACTGATGTGCCACTAAAATCTCTTTGAGAAAACTCAAAAGGAGATCCAGTATCAGTAGAAGGATCATATACAGAAACTCTAGGTCTAAAATCAAATGTATCAGTAGCTCTTATATCACCTATTGAAGGAACATCATTTGTATATCTTTCCTTATCATAACTCCTGACGGTAAATACATCACCCTCATCATCACTTGCAACAGTATAGTGATCAAATACAATTATTAATTGTCCAGTAGGTTCTGGAACTTTTCTATTTCTAACTAATCTAGAATAATCATAATATTCATTTTTTTGTCCTTTATTTAAAGTAAATGAACTAGTAATATTTTTATACAAACCAATTGTAATTGATTCAATATCAGTCTTAATATTTGATTCTTCAAATACAACTGAGTCTCCTACACCAAATTTACCAGAAGTAAGATATACTATCTCTAATGTATTTGATGTTGGTTTTGAAACAACTCTTGCAACTACTTTTGAATCTTGATTTACTATATTTTCACCAATAACAGAATCTTCATTTACATTTGCAGTATTACTAAAAACTAATTTATCTAATGTTGGAGCATTTATACCTGTAGATTCATAAACTGCTAAGAATTTAACAACATCAGGATAGTTTAAAGATATTTCTCCATCCTGAACTCTTAATCCATATCGAGCATCAAAAGTTAAACCATCCTGAATTTGAGTGGTTCCGTCTCCTTGACCCCCTACAGCAATACTTCCAGATGTATCATATTTTGATCTAGTTACATTTATTTTTTGACTTCGAGTATAAGTTTTTAACTTTGATTTTACTTTACTTTTTGTAAGAGTAACCTGTGCTACTTGTGAAGCGCTTCCACCAGCAACATTTCTAATTACAATTTCACTACCATTACCATATTCAAAAGTATCATTTGTTATAGTAGCTGGAACTCCATTAGATGCATTAAAAACAGAGTATTTTTCTTGGTCAAATGTATCAAATATAATATTTGGTATATCTGGTATATCATTTGTTGCATTGATAGTTAAATCACCATTACCATCAGTGCTTTTAGTTACTTGTGATGTAATTGTCAACTTAGAATCTGTTAAATCAACATTTGCTATATTTGGATCCGCTAAAGGAACAATAAGTGCTCCAGAACCTCTAACGAGGGGTGCACCTATAAACATTGTAACTGTTTCTTCACTTGGGAAACCACCATCAAATAGACCAGTAACAGTTCCAATACCTGTTATTGACATAGAAGATCCATCATTTGCAACAGATACAACTTTATTATAAGTTTCTGTGCTAAATCCTGATCTAGTATATCTAACTATTGAACCTGTATTTACACCATTAAATGATCTTTGTCCTGATGTAACAACATTATTTTTAATTGTAACTTGACTAATACCATTAGGCATCTGAAATGTTTCTAAAACTGTATCAACGTTAAAATTACCTGTATCAGATAATCCTCTTACATCTTGTATTGTATGTGCTGTTACAACTCCTACAGTTCTTGGGGAATCAACACCATTAATTTGTATTTGTTCACCAGTAGAAAAACTTCCTGAAGTCTCATTCAATGTAATTGTTTGTGCACCACCTCCAGCATCAACCGCAAATCCACTTGCCCCACTTCTTTTTCCCTTAACAAAAGAACCTTTTGGCAATTCTGTATTGCTAACAGATTGATTTAAAAATATATCAGTATTTGTCTGAATATCAAATAATCTTAGTTCCCAATTTGTTTTACTACCTTCATATGGTGCGTCTTCTAAATTAAATGAATATACTCTTGCACTTCCTATATTTCCTCTACCAGCATCAGATTTAAAACCATCATGTAGTTTAACTACACTTCCTTGAAGAGCTAATCCTTCAGCACCACCTGATGAAGGGACGTTAATCCTCAACAAGTTACCCATCTCAAAACCAATACCAACATCACTTCTGATACCAACATCTCTTGGTTTATCAACATCTATTATGGTTGTTCCAACCTTTTCAATTTCATATCCTTTTACATATGCTTCACCTGTAGATAATTTAAAGCACATCAAATCATCTGATGGTGTATTATTTTCATCTGTCGTATCATCATTAAAAAATAATCCACCATTTCCTAAACCATTATTCAATGAATTAAAAATACCCATTTGAAATGGTTCTACACTATAATCTCCAGATTCATCAAATGTTCTTTCTGCCAGATAATCACGAATTTTATTATAATCACTTTTTGTTTGTAGTTTTTTCAATTTTCCTTCATCAGTTCTCAACAATTCGATGAAGTCTGCACCAGTATTATCTGATAATGATCTTTTAGATAAGGTTAATTTTATTTTTAATCTATCAGCACCAGGTGCTGCGAAGTTACTAAATCCTTTGGCATTATCAAATAAACTATTGTCTTCTTTTGCATTAATAATTAATTCTTCAACATCTAATCCAACTTTATATGAAGGTTCATTAGTATAATGATCTAATATTATAGTTTGATCTGAAACATTTACAAAAAACCCTCTTACAAAATATATTCCTTGTGAAATAAAAGCAGCAGAACCTACTGCAGTCGCATCTGTAGAAATTAAAGATGCAAAAGGAGTATTGGCATTGATTGTGGAATTTCCATATACTACATTTTCATTACAACTTAAACTTTCACCATCAGTGAAACTGCTAAATTCTGAATTTTTATCAGCACTCAAATAATTTACATATAATGTAACATCATTAACATTAATATTATCTGGGAGTGCAATAAATTTAACAACAGCTTCAATTCCAGATTCGCCACCTTTAATTCTCTTTCCTAAAAAATTATTAATGTAAACTGATATATCAATACTAAAATTAGTAATATTTAACTTTACAGCACTGAATTGTGTATCAAATCCAACTCCACCAGGTATTACCATTGAACCTTCTTTGAAGACATGATCTCCAAAATTTTCAACTTGATTTTGTAATATTGATTGTAATTGTGTTAATTCTCTAGCTTGAACTGGAAATCCAGGCTTATACAATACCTTATAAAAGTTCTTATCACTTTCAAAGTCATCATAGTATGGACTTGCATTTAAATTAATTTTTTGTGCCATTTTTTTTAGAATTCCAGAATGATTTTAACGTCTTCTTTTTGTCTTACATTTCTAGTGACTTCTTTTCGGTTGTCAATGTAAATTATATCACCTGTCTTTTTATTTATTTCAGGATCAGCCAGACCATTTTTAAATTCAACACCTAAGTTGATATTTTTATTACCAACAGTTGTAGTTATACCTTGAAAATCTTCATCTACCGATCCTGAAAATACAAGATTACCACCCGATTTACAAAAAATTGAATTTCCACTAGATTCAAAAGACAATTGACTTGCTGTAGCATCCATATTCGCATAATCAGTGGTATCATTAGTGCTCTGATTTAAATTCAAAGATCTATCTTGAATATATTTTAGAACAAATGTATCTTGATCATATGATGCAATTGTTCCTGATGCAATAGTATCACTAGATGACATTTTTTGAGTAATACCTAAACCAACTAATTGATCAAAAGTAACACCACTAGGACTAATCGCAGAAGTTAATTTTATAGATGATAAAGATGAAAACTGAGATGTTGTTAAGATGCCTGATGTAGGTTGTTCTGGATTTTTAATTATACCGACTTGACCAAAATGAGTATCAGTTGGAAAATCTTTTGTGGAATCATCAAAACGAGAATAAACTAAAACCTTATCAGCACCAAGTTCATTGTAGATATCAAATCCATGACCCTTGGATGGAGGAATAATTGGTATTAAATTGGCACGTTCACTTTCAATTCCATTAAAACTCACACTAGATAAATCAACCATTGCGAAAGTATAACCAAATCCACCAGCAGTAACTATAACATTTGTAATTATATTACCATCAACAGTGACTAATGCTCTCGCACCAGTTCCGTCTCCAAGAATGTTACATGAATATGATCCATCAGTATAGTTATTACCTTGATTTTTAATATAAACCGTCTTTATTTGGTTTTTATTAATATCAGAGTCTCCCGATTCTCTTACTGATTGTATTTGAGGATCTGTTGAGGTTGACCAATCATTCGGTAAAATGATATACTCAATAGAATCAAACTTTACAACATCACTAGGACTAACTGTAAATAGATATTTCCATATGTAAGGATCCTGTGTTCCAGCAGCTGCTGGTTCTAAATCAGTAAATGTTGGTTCATCTAAAGATTCAACAGCTTTGGCATCTGCTGTGCCTGGTTCACCTAAACTACCATTATCTAAACAAATATAAACTTTAAATTCAGAAGTTATAACATAGTAA